AAATCCCATGCGACACATGCGACACACAAATCCCATGCGACACATGCGACACACAAATCCCATGCGACACGAATGCGGACACGACTGGCGACACGACTGGCGACACGACTGGCGACACGACTGCGGACACGAATGCGGACACAAGTGCGGACACGAATGCGGACACGACTGGCGAAGTTGGTGAAAAAAGGGACTGCGTCCCTTCTGCCAAATCGGAGTTTGGCAGCCCGGTGGCTATCGAGCCGCCATCAGCTCTCAACTCTCAACTCTCAATTCTCAATTCTCAATTGGTAGAGCTTGCTTTGCCCTCTGGTTCGGTGCTTACGCAGGGAGCGGGGAGTTTAGGTGAAAAACAGGAGCGGATAGGCTTGCGGCGGGCGCAGCTGTGTGAGGATTTGCACCGCTTTCGCCAGATGGAAAGCTCTATTCAGGCAAAGCAGAGTCTTTCCTCTGCTATTTCTGGGTATTTGCAGCTTTACAATGCGGGCGCGCATCAGAGCGTAATCCATGCCAGTTTGGGGGATATCAGTGCGAGCACGCTCCGGCGTTGGTACAATCTTTGGCTGGCTGGCGGACGGGATTGGCGCGCTTTGATGCCGGGCTGGAAGAGCGGGATTGTGGGGCACACGGTACCTCAGGAGGATTTTAATTGGCTGCTCGGCATCTTGCATAGCGATGGCAAGCCTCCGGTGGCGGGAGCGCTCAAGCTCTGGCATACAAAGCTGCGTTTTGAGGGCAGAAAGCCGCCGGTATCGGATCGGACTATGCAGCGGGCGCTTAGCGTATATGCGCAGGCGCATGCCGCCCGCTGGGCCTATATGCGGCGCGGTGCAAAGTATTTTCGGGAAAACTATATGCCTTATGTATTGCAGCAGTCCAGCAGCGTAAAGGTGGGTGAATTGTACTATTCCGATGGCTGCACCCTCAATTTTGAGGTCTATAATCCTTATACCGGGCGCGTCTGCCGTCCGGAATTTGTCCCTTTTATGGATTACGCTTCCGGCATGATTACGGGCTTTGATCTGGATTTTAGCGAAAACCGCCGCGTAATCGCCTCTGCCTATCGCAATTCCATCTGTTTATGGGGCTTTGTGCCGCTATATATCAAGTGGGATAATGGCAGGGCATATCGCAGCCTGCAATCCAGCAAGCTTACCCGCGCGCAATTAGCCGAGCTAAAGCAATTGGAGCAGGATGAGATTGCGGAGATTTCTGGCAATATCTACGCCACCGGCGTGCAGGAAATCCTGAATTCGCTGCCCTATAACCCCACCGGTAAGGCAAAGATCGAACGCTTTTTTGGTACCCTGGATGGCGGGCTCGAACGCTTCCTCCCCGGCTATCGGGGCGCTTCCATTGCGGATAAACCCGCCCACCTGCTGCGCAATGAAAAGCACCTGCAAGAGCTGGATGCAAAGCTGAAAGGGGGGCTTACCCTTACCATCAATGAAGCCAAGCGCATTATCAATTGGTGGATACTGGAGATCTATGCGCAGCAGCCCCATCCCCAGATAGCGGGCAAAAGCATCCTGCAAGTATGGCAAGAAGGCATCCGGGATATCGATGCCAGCCGCAGGCGCAATCCCTCCGATCTCTGGTATCTCATGCTCAGCCAGGAAGTAAAAAAGCTGGACCGCAGCGGCGTAAAGGTGCGCGGGCTGTGGTATTATGATGAAGCGCTCTTTGACTATGTAGGCCGCAAGGTATATGTGCGTTATGACCAAATGGATGAGCGCTATGTATTTGTATATGACGAGCTAAAGCAGCCCATCTGCCGCGCCCTGTTGCGCCACACGCACGATCCTTTGGTCACCGTCCGCGGCTCCGAAGAAGCGAAGCTGCGCTTTACAAACGAAATGAAGCAAAAAAACCGCCTGGAAAAGCGGATGCGCCGCGATGCCGAAGCGCTTGCCGAGCTTACCCGCGATGGCGGCATGTTTATGATGGAAGCTTTGCACAAGCTGCGTGAGCTGGAAGCCCCCGCAGAAATAGAGCTTGCAAATACCAGCTTCAAGCTGCCGGAGATTCCCCAGCCTCCAGATACTATTGCAGACCCATCCGAAGGCAGCGGCGAAGCAACTGATACCGCCGCCGAAAGCGATGTAGTAATCCCCCGTGAGTTTTTGGACGCCATCGGAGTGTCCTAATGATGAATAATTCATCATTCAGGCGCGTGGAGTTTATGACAACAAGATATGTATCCGATTTGCGTAAGCATCTGATAAACGTGCGTAAGCACACCGCCATTATTCATCATTCATCATTCATCATTCATCATTACTAAAAGTGAGGTAACACAATGAAAGCACACATCTTAGTAGAAACCAAGAACGTAAAGCGCGGGCTGGAGTGCATGCAGTATTTGCAATCGCGTCCGGTAGCGCACCAGGTAGGCATGGCGATGATCTATGGCCGTCCGGGCTTGGGTAAGACCCAATTTAGCATGCGCTATGCGCTTGAGCACAACTCTGTATATATGAGTGCGCTAAAGGCATCCACGCCCAAGAGCTTTACCGTGGAGCTACTAAAGGCTGTCCGCGCACTATACGAGCCGGAAAATAATAGCCCCATCTGTGGACACAAGGCGCGGCTTTTTCGTGAGATTTTGGATACCCTAAACCGCAATACCACGAAGACGCACCTGCCCGTAATGCTCATCGATGAAGTGGATAATATCATCCACTATCCGCATGAGGAGATTATTGGCATGCTGCGCGATATTGCAGATAACACCGTAGCCAGCGTGGTATTGATCGGCATGCAGGATTTGCGGGACAAAGTGGCAAAGCTAAATAGCCACTATTACAATCGTTTCATCTATTTTGCAGAGTTCAAACCCCTGGACAATGCAGATGCGATACTTATGTGCCAGCAGCTTCCGGATATCCAGATAGCCCAAGATTTGGCGCGCTATACAAATGAGCGCAGCCGCGCCGCAGGTGATGCCCGCAAGCTCATCAAAGCCATCCGCCTCTACGAGGATGTAGCCGCCAAATTGCAGCTGAAGGCTTTGAACCTAAAACAATATCAAAGCATTATAGGAGAATAACATGGCTCAGATGGTAAAAAGATTTATCCAGGTAAAAGGGAGCGGGCCGTTCTACATGGACGAGTTTTGCGCGCTTACCGCCATGGATATCGTCTCCGCACTAAGGGCATTAAATGAGGCGGAAAAGGCAGGGCTGGTAGTGTATTTGGATGGCATCTGGTTAGCCTATCCGAGTGCAGAAAAAGCCACACGTCAACCGTGGCAGGATTGGTCTTTTGCGCCCCAAAAAGTGCAGCGCATCTATCGGCTTTGCAAAAAAGAACGCAATTTCCCAGAGCTGCTGCAGCGCATGGGCAGCGGCAGCGATACCCTCTTGCGCCGCTATCTGGTGGCGATGGAGCGCGCCGGGATATTGGTATCCCAGCGCAAGGGGCAGCACAAGTATTACTCACAGGGGAGATGGAGCCAGTTGGAAAGCTATCAACAAGAGAAGAAAGCTCACTGTGCTTCGCTTACAGGATTCGACACGTCTCGTGTCGAGAATTAAATAAAGGAGAAAAAAAACATGCTAACAATTCTATTAGCCATTTATGCCGCCATCATTACGCTACTCTTTATCTGCGGACTGATAGGCGCATCTGAACGGGATCAGGACGCGGCACTAAGCGAGACGAACTATCGGTTGATAGTGAAAGATTTTATAGGGCAAATCAATGAAGCGAAGAGCCGGCTAAGCGGGCTGGAACTGGAAAACAAGCGGCTACAGGCAGTGATAGAACGTCAGGACAGCGATCTGGAGACCTGCCACAAGCTAATGAATGATGAATGATGAATGGGCTTCAATTCATAATTCATAATTTATAATTCACAAGTAAAGGAGTAAAATATGCCTAAACAAGAATTTGACAAACAGCAAAAGTACCTCTGGAGCCTGGTGCGTCGGGCGGGCTGGGATAAAGCCGTAAAAGGGCAAAATTACAGCCGCTTTGCCGCGTATCTCATGAAAACCTTTGGCGTTACCCACGCCAATGTATTGAACGAAAAAGAACTACGGCAAGCGATTGCTACGCTAAAGCCATACGCCGCCAAGGAAGCACATCTGCAAAAAAAACGCATCAATGGCGCCATCATGGCGCATGTATCCCGCCATGGCTACGACATCCACTGGCTACATGAAAATATGATCCAGTGGGGATATGGCGATAGCGTCCGCCAGCTTTCCTACAAACAAACTACAGAGCTTTTTGCATTAGTGCGCAAAGCGCTGGTATAAAAGGAGAAAAAAAACATGAACAAAGACAAACAAAACCCCCAAACCCCAGCCATCACTTGCTGGGAAGAAGCAAATCTGGCCCTAAAAAGTTTAGGGGAGCTTAGCGTCCAAATCCGCGAGCTCGAAAACAAAAAAACGGAGCTGATCAGCGACATTACCGCAAAGTTCGACGCCGATGCAGCTCCCATCCTTTCGGATATCAAATCCATCACTTCCGAAATCGAAAGCTTTGCCACTCTGCGCAAAGATGAGTTTATCGAAAAAAGAAGCAAAGAACTCAGCCACGGAACCATCAGTATGCGCGTATCCACTTCTGTCAAGATCATCAGCAAAGCCATCTGCATCAAAGTGCTAAAAGCCATGGGGATGGAAGACTTCATCAAGACCACCGAGAACCCAAATAAAGATATGCTCGCTACCTTGAGCGATATCCAATTGGCAAAGCTCTCTTGCGAACGCAAAACTACAGATAAGATCAGCATCGAACCAAAGATAGAGCAGATATTGCCCCCAGACACTCCGGCTGCCAAAAAGGAGCTGAAAAAATGAATACATACACCTTTTTCATCGTCCTGGGGCTGCTGCTCAGCATCCTGTACCTGCTCTTTGATCGGCGCCTTTGGCTAAAGCAATCTCACTTTGTACAAGAGCTTCAGCCCGATCTCCGCCGTCTCTTTGATCTGCTCTTAATTCACCACGAGGGCATGAATAAAATCCAAAGCGCCAACGAACGCCTGCATCCCCTCAGCGATAGCATGGAGCTTTTAGCCCAGCGCATGAGCAAAATAGAGGACACTATCCAAAGCTGGGCAGAGGAAAAAATCAAAAATGAGGCAAAGAAAGGCGAAGCAAACCGCACCCTGCGCCGCCACCTGAAGGACGCCCGCGAAAACCTCGTAGTGCAAATGGAAAGAGCTAAAATAATGGAAAACGAGATCGAGGAATACCACCGCGTGCTTGCTTATGAAAGAGCAGCGTATAAAGACCTGCGTGCGAACTTGTGCCAGGAGCTTTCCCTCATCAAAAGCTGGCTAAGCGAGCACCGCATCAATACCCAAAAGCTGGATAGCTATCTAAAAACCGAGTTCAAGGGCAATATCCCCTCAAAAGTGTATCGGCAAGAACTCGATGAAGCCGCAATGCAAAAGAGCTTGCTGCGCTTCGCTAATGATGAATGATGAATGATGAAGGCTGCGCTGCGCCAATGATAAATTATAAATGATAAATTATAGTTTTTCACGCGCAGCGCAGCGAGCCAACTGTAAATTATGAATTATGAATGATAAATGATGAATGGGCTTTAAATCATAATTCATAATTCATAATTCATAACTTATAAACAAAGGAACTAACATGAAAGCCAAATATTTCGAGATCCGGGAGTTCGTCTCCCCCGCTGTCTATCAGAGATTTCAGCATAACGCCTGGTGGTTCATAGACCCGCGTTTGATCGAAAGTGCGGATGCAATACGTGAGCACTTTGGCCCTATGATCATCAATGATTGGGCATGCGGCGGAGCCTTCAGATACCGCGGGCTACGCTCTTCGCTGGATGCGGATGCACCACGGGGCGATTTTTCCATGCACCGCTTTGGCAGAGCTTTGGACGCCCATTTCGTTAGCGCAAGTGTAGAAGAAGTAAGATCATACATCCTGGCAAATCAATCCCGCTTCCCGCATATCAAGGGGCTGGAACTGAATGTATCCTGGCTGCATATCGATACCCGCAATTCCGAAAACCTGATCACCTTCCGCGGCTAAGGGAGCTACAAAATGAAATGCAAACGCTGCGGAGCCAAAACACGGGTAATAAGAACCATCCGCCTCGAAAATAAAACGCTCAGAATCCGCCAGTGCCCGCGCTGTAAAACAGAGTTTACTACCGAGGAAAAAAGCTCATGAAAGCTCTTAAATATATCCTCTTAAACAAAATAGCAAAAAAGAGCCGGGCAGAGCAACTCACCCGGCTCATTCATCTTTTTGTTTCCGGAAAAATAAACGAAAAGCAGCTAATGGCTCAGCTCGAAAAGCTCTACAATCGCAGTGGCGAAGCTCGCAACACCCTCACCCCTCAACTCTCAACTCTCAACTCTCAACCCTCAACTCTCAACTCTCAACTCACAACCGGAAAAGACCTCCTCTACCAGCAAATCTACCATAGCATCACTTCCACATACCCCAAAAAAGAGGGCTTAGAAGCGCATCAGATCGAGAGTTATGCCAATACCGTATCCGCCCGCGCTGCCACCACCGAACGCCTCAGCGAATACCAAAATCGCGGCGTGCATAAGGTGCAAATCGTGGCTTACCTGGACCACGCTACTACGGATATTTGCCGCATGATGCACGGTAGAGTATTTGAGCTTGGCCCCGCCATGGGTATCCTCGCAAACCAAGAGCCGCTGGTGCATTCCGAAAACTTTTGGGCTGCAAATGATCACTTTTCCCAAAGCCCCTCGGCTGAAATGAGGCCCTGGCTGCCACCATACCACTACAATTGCCGCACCCGCATCGTTCCCTATATTGAACCAAAGGATGCTTACGATGCTGCCCTAAATAGCTATCATAATCTCAGCAAAATGCCAGAAAAGCAAATAGCAGCAGTGGTTGACCATGCTGCACGCCTGGAATTTGCCTCCCCCGAAAAGCTCAGCCAACACAGCGAAAAACACAAAGCAGAATATGGGATTACTACCAATGCCGGATACCTGAACGAAGTAAAAAAGCTGCTCAAAAATCCGCTGAAACAGATGGCATTAGCTATCTCTGCCCGCGATGGAAGCCTCACCCTCTATGTGTGGAATCCCAAAGTAAGGACATTGAACAATAAAGAAAGGCACGACTTCGCCGTCTTTAGCCTTGACAAGAAATGCCTCAAAACTTTACATGCAAAAAGCATGGAAGACATAGAAAAGAACTTTGATCCAAAGAATAAAGTCATGTTTTTAAGCGATCAATATACATCAAAAGGAGTATCTAAAATGATAGTTGAAATAGATGCCAGACAATACGAATACATCATCGATTATCTCGAAACCGATGATTCCACGGACATCCAGGAGATATATTCAAGGCAACGCTTTGAAAAAGAATGGGACAGCATCCCTGAGCCGCTCAAACAGCGCATCTTAGCCGTGGATAAAATAGTCCTCGAGCGCTATGCCGATTACTTTGATTATCAAATCTTTAAAGACTACATCAAAATGATCCGGAATCGATTGCATATAGAAAGTAGCTGCGGCATCTTAGCGCAGAATAAAAGTGGGGAGGCGCACTCATGATCTTATACATCCGGCGCGGGGATCAACAGCTTGCCCAAATCTCGGATATCATTGAGCTTACGCTCGACCCCCTTAGCTTTTGTGGGGTCGATTACTGGAGCCAGGAAGCGCGTTGTCTCAAGATCACCCTCCCCTTTTCCGGAATACTCAAACGCATCATCGAGCGAGACCTACGCATGGTAAAAGCCGGCTTCCATTGCTTTTGGGCGCATTTGGTGGATAACGCCGGCAATACGCTATATATCGGAGTCCTCAAAGATGGCGATTTCAGCGTAAGCTACCTCTCGCTTACTTATCAAACTATCGAGCTCGAATTTACGGACTATCTGGGGCTTATCCTCAGCCTGGCAGCAGACCGCCTTATTACTCTTTCCCAAAGCACTCTGTCCCCCATCTCCTATATTCCACAGCTTATTAGCGAGGTCATCAACCCCGCCGGCTTTGAACCCGAAACCGAGCTTTACCGCAATGCCGATATATTGGAATTAGCCCAAAACCTTTTGCTGCCAAATCTCAGCATCACGGAAAACTACGATCCCTCTTTGTGGCAGCCTTATCGCATTGAGCGCTACCTGCTACTGGACGCCAAAGACCTAATAAATGTTGGGCATGGGTTTTTCGTTACCGATCTTCGCTTCGGATTTAGCCAGGATGGCGACCAGGTTTATCTAATCCTGTGGCTATATGCATACAAAGTAATGGAACAAGAAACCCTCCTCTTCTTAACCCGCTTCCAAAAGTATCGCTTGCAAAATTACTCGCTGGAACTGATTAGCTCCCAGGATATAGATACACCGCAGGACTGCCCTATGATCCCCAAACCCTCCGTTTCCCTGCACATAAGCCATGGTGATGCGGATTATAGCATCCAGGGAAACAAGGCATACTATAGCGGTCCTGCAAGCATTGAGGATATCGCCATTGTTCCGGGAGATTACAAGGCAGATGCCCTGCTTTCCGAGCTTCTAAGAATCACCAATGCAGTGCTGAGCTTTCATCCTTCTATGCCTGCTGTTCTAAATATCAAAAACCGCCTCGATTCTAAGCTATTCACCCTGGATTTCGTCGATCCGGTGGAAGTGGAAATCTCCCAGGCAGATTCCACGCTGCCCAGCACCAATGCGCTAGCCATAGCCCATCAATCTGCGCTTGATCTCATCTCGGATCACTACCAAAAGCTGCTGAACACATACCCTTACCAGATACAGCTGGTTACCCATCTTTACGCACCGGATTACATCCGCCTTGCCCTTAGCTCACCTTACGAGCTTATTCAGCACCAGCTGCGCTTTGACGACTATAATATCATCCCTCACGAGATTGATTACGACCCCGTATCACTTAACATCACCATTTCAGGAAGGGGGCAATATGCACGCCAATACACGCATCACAGCGATACTCTGTAAGCTCGCAAATAGCATCGAAGAAAACGCAATTAAAATCATCGATAAAGGTGAGATCGTAGCCTGGGGAAAGCTGCGCCGTAGCATCAAAACCAAGGTGTATAAAGACGATCTGAGTATAGATGTATTCGCCGATGGAGATATAGCTCCCTACGCCCAATACGTCCACGAAGGCAGAAAAGCAGGTAAAATGCCACCGGTGAGCATGATCGAAGAGTGGGCAAGAAAGAAACAACTCCTGTCAAAAGAAGTCCATGATAAGCAACTTATAAAGCGTGCCAGAGACTTATATGACGAAAAGCTCGGTAAAACTAAGCTCCCAGTACGCCTAAACAGCAAAGCAAAGTTCAATTCCAAACAGCAGCTGCTTGCTGAGCGCTACCACTCCTTAGCCTGGGCAATCGCCACGAAAATGAAAAAACGCGAAATAAAACCGCGCCGCTTCCTCATCGAGGCCATCACCACATCCCTCAAAGAATACACCTAACCCCCCCAATTTATTTCCAAACCCCTTGTCATTTTTTCCAAACCGCTTGTCAGAGAATCTCCAAAAACGCCACTTTTTTCCAAACCACCCATTTCATACTAACTCCCCTTCCCACTTCACCTTACCCCATTCCCCCCATTTTCCAAACCCCCTGTCCCCTCATAGGTGTCAGGCGCTGCGCTCGGTTTGGAGTTGCTTTGTTGTTTGGTTGATTGGTTGCTTAGTGCTTAGTGCTTGGTTCTTTGTAATTTGTGTTAATCTGCGTTAATATGTGGACAAAAAAGGCAAAGAACAAAGGGCAGAGAGCGTAGAGCGGAGGACATTCCGTCTTACAGTCTTACAGTCCTATTCAGTCAAAGCCCCGGCTAATTTCCGGAAAAAGGGGTCATCCTCCGGCATCATCTGCAGGTAGTATTTCGCTTTATCGATATTGCCGGTTTTGAGCATGATCATAGCACCGTGGTAGAGGATTTCACCATTTAATTCGAGATCCGGGTGCTTTTCGAGCAGCTTTTCCCAGAGTGCGAGCGCTTCGGGGTATTCGGCTTTGCGATAGTGCAGCCAGAGCCGGGAGTCCATCAGGCTGGCGCTCTGTGAATCCTGGTTATAGGCGCTGATGATAAGGCGTTCCGCTTTTTGTAAGTCTTGCATTTCCTGCGGGCTAAAGCTGCGTTTGCTTTCCCAGGGCAGGCTTTCCAAAAGGGTATAGCCGAGGTCGTTTTGATAGCCGGAATCCTGGGGAAAGAGCATGAGTGCGCGCTCCAGTATCTGAATCAATTCGCTTTCGCCCAAATGTTCGTAGCTATATACTAAAGCGAGGTTTAGCTCGTCTTTGCCGCCTTTGCCTTCCAGCACCAGCTCGTAAGCATAGCGCTTACTGGGCAGGGAAGAAGTTTCTTTTGTCTCGTTGTAGCTTATTTCCATCAGCATATCTGCCAGGAAGGGATCGGGTATCAGTTTCTTTACGCGGCGGTCAAATTCATCC